GCTTTAGCTCTGCCAGGTAATACTTAACTAAGTGGCGTATAAGCCCAGCTGCTAACCCCAAAATGGTACAGCTCCCCAAAGCTACACCGATTAGCAGCTGAGCCTGTTCCATTACTTAGCGCCTACGCCAATTTGCTTTTCTGAGGGCTGCAAAGCTTTTAATAGTGGCCCGATTAGGCCAGCAATAAAGGCATTAGCCAATACTTTAGGGTCTGAGATACCCGACATATACAAAGCTGCCGCACTTGCCAAAGCGGCACGTGCGTAAGACTTAGCAGCTGCAATTGCTTGCTCTTTCATTTATTCGCTCCTGTAATGCCCTTAATTGACTTGATATAATACCGAAACCACAGTAGTACCGCTGGCAACCACACCATACAAAGCTGTATGATCTCCTACAGGTACAGTTAATTTGTCTTTATGATCTACAAGGTAACCGTTGGCTGTAGTTAAATCCGCCCCACCTATGTATAGATCATCATTACTAGCGTGTATTAAAGCTGTTTGATCTCCTATGCTTTCAGGCACCAAAATAGTTGCTGATGTAGTTACGGTTACTTGTCTGCTAGTTGGCATTTGCTTGCTCCAATTTTTTAATAAAGGCCTCTACCTTGTCAGGTTTAACAGCCACCTCAAAATGCATCTCATCTTTTCTATTCTTGTAATCGCCGCCCCAGGTTAGGCCGTACTTTTTAGCTAGTGCCTGGATCATAGGTACCTTGCCTGGCTCAAACGTACCAATTTTGCCTAAAGGGTGTTGTGTCGCATTGAGGTCTATAGCTGTACCTGAGCTGTGATTACTTAGCTTGTCAGTTGTACCACGTACCATACGGAAACAGTAGCCCCAATCATCTAAAGAGCCCTCATCAATTGGCTCAATTAGTTTATGAAACTCAGCGGCAAAGCCTACAAGCAAGGGTGCAACCTTTTCTGCACAGCGCAGCTTAATAGTGCTACCAGGTACAGGATAAGACTTTATGCCTATCTCGGCCTGATCCTTTGATGCAGGCCAACCGTTGTAACTAGTCAGCATTTGCCGCTAAGTTCGGTGTGGATTGTTCCGCTTGTCTGCGGTCGTATTCTGACTTAGCCATTGAAGTGAATTGGTCGTTGCCGTGGTCAATTAGCGCGTGTTCTACGCCAAGTGAATCTGTAAAATAAGTGACATTTTCCATTTTATAACTCCGCACTAAAGCCGATGTAACCAGCGGCATTATTGTTGTTGGTTAAAAATACAGTTCTAAATACTGTCAAAGGAGTTCCTGCTACATTAGCCTCTATCACACCAATATCTGCGGACTTAAAAGCACTACTTAAAGTTACGCTAGTTACAGCATTATTAGTTGCTGTATCATTAAGGTTTTGAGCAGAAAAATCAACACTTGCTGGTGCAGTTCTCATAGTTACAGGTAAATTAACGGAAATGTATGCTTGAGAAGTTGTATTAGCAGTGCCTGTACCTCCAAATCCATAAGTGGTTGCGCCACTTGTTCGATAGTAATAACGTTGCGCCGCGGAAAGTTCTCCTTGGATTGTTGCTGCATAGGTGTGAAAAGGTGTGGCAACTGAACCGACTTCCCATTGCACACCTGTAATCTCAAAGTAATCATTAGCACCAGCAGTACCGCTAGGCGTATACTGAAACTGCATAGCCACTTCAGTAGCCGTTGCACCGATTGAACCTGTGTAACTAAAACGCTGCCAAGTAGTTGTTAAAGTAGCGTCTTGGTTTACTGCCAAAGTTGCACCTGTGTATGTGCCTGTATAGTTTTGGTCTGTACCTGTTCCCCAAATTGCTCTAGCATTTAACAAGTTTGATGCGGATGAGAAGTTAGCACCAGCGCGAGCATAAAAGGAAAGAGTTATAGTTTTGCCTGCAAATTGAACTGAGTTAATTGTTTCTAGGCTTTGAGTAAATTGTCTAACTGTTGTGCTTGTTTGACCGCTATTGCGCTGGATTCTTGCACAGTATTGAATAAATGGCAGGTTAGTTGTATCGCCTGTAACTTGTCGGCTAACTGTTGTGCCTGTTGGAAAGTAACCTGTCCAGCGGTCTGCTGTGTAATCTGTCGCACCCACTGGCGCAATACTTGTTCCTCGTTGCCACACCTGCATTGCTGAGTTAATAACTGGGTTTTGTTGGATTGGCGCTTGATAGCGCAAACCTGTTGAGGTGGAACTATCTGCTACAAGTGTTTCGCCGTTAGCGCCGACCGCCAAGCGGGCAGGTGTATCAGCTGCGCTAGCTGCGACTATATCGCCTTTAGCATCTACAATTGCGTTTTGTATAGCGTTGCTGTCATCAAAGCCAACCCAAGCTGAGCCTGAATAGGTTAGTACCGCATCAGTATCCTTCAGGTAACAGCATTGGCCCTCTTGTGGTGAGGTAATAGCCGCATCACGCGCTGCCGCTGAGGCAAACACCAATACGCCCTGCATTAGGTAGCCGTTAGTATCAGCTGCCGTTAATACCTCGCCAGTTGTAAAGGTTTTAAAACCTAGTCCAGCTGCCATAATTTTGCTCCTTAGTAGGCCAATACGCCGCTGTCAAGCAAGCCGTATATGGATGAGTCTAATATAAAGCCGTCAATAATCGGCTCTAAAGTGGTTAGTGTTGTTTTCCAGCTATTAGGCGTAATACTTTGAGCTACGCCAAACACCTGCAAAGTTTTAGTTAACGTTGAGCCGCCAGGCTGATTAGTTGTAATGGTTACTGGGTCAAAGTAATCAAGGCCTAAGGCCGCGATAATGCCAGCATTGTAATTGTCTGTATATAAATCTAGCTTTATAGCATCACAGCGGATAGAGGTTTCAGCACGTGAGGCAATATAGGCACGGGCGTAATCCAGGGCTACCGCATCAGTTTCCATTAAAAGGTTTTGTTGGTTATAGCTATGGATAAAGTACTTATCTATGCTGGCTTGATTGATAGCTGTTTGAGCCGTGCCGCCTGTACGAGTAATAGAGGCTGAGTTATAAACTAAGGTATCGTCTAATCTCCAAACGGCATCAAAATAGCCTATTTCTGTGCCGTTGTCGTTAAACACAACAGGGGCTTTACCTGTGCTGCCAGCGGTTACAGCTCTATCCTGGAAAACAAACGAGCCTGAGGCATCAACATAGAGCGCGCCGTACTCACTTATCTCTACCGTTTGCATAGCTGCAAGGCTTGTACGTGCGGTGCCTGGGTCATTTTGTAACGTGGTTAAACCTGCATCCACGTCACGCATAGTTGCAGGCCAGCCAATTTGATCCAAAATCTCATTAATGCGTGTGCCTGATAATTGCCCAGCTGCCGCCCCCGCCACGGTGCTAATCTGAGCATTTTGGGCAAGCCTAAAAGCATCCACAGCTGTAATAGTTGTGTACACAACATCATTAGCATTTTTAGGTGTAGTGGTTGTATAGGTTGTAATAAAGCCTGAAAAGATAGGGTAAGTAGTTGCCCCATAAGTAGCCGTAATCTGCACCTTACGCATAGGGGTTAATAGCGTGTAGTAAGGGCTGGCTGGGTTTTGAGGGTTAAAATCGCCGTTTTGATCCACGATACGCATACTCAGGGTGCCTGTTTGAAACTGATCTGCCTGAGGGTTGCGGCCACGCATAGTTTGTATGCTGTCAACAACGTTTGAAACATCAACAATAACTGATGCGCTGTCAGCCAAAATATTTGTACCTAAGATACCGCTATCTAAAACCATAGCCTGAGCAAAGCTAGGCCCAGTACTAAAGTTAATAACCGCATTAATTACTGGGATTGTCATACCGCAATAGCCCCTGCATAGTTGAGGTTGTTACCAAACCTGTTATTTTGTTGTACGGCCGTTTGCACTACCTCAATTAGGCCGCTTGTCTTGTCCTCAATAGTTACAATAACCTCAGTAGAGCCAGCACCATAGCCACGGCCTGTGTTCATATTAGGGCTATAGCCGCCTAAATCTCCTAGTTTTCTTTGATACTCAATGAGTGATAAATAATCAGCATAATTTTGCTGTTCCTGTAGCAAGGCAAAAGCATTAGCACGCTCTGTAGCTGCCTCAGCGTACTCAATAATTGCCTCAATAGAGCCGCCTTTAGTGTCAATAGGTGCTATGTAATCGCCTACGGATATACCTGAGCCTAGTGAGCTGCTAGTGGGCAGCTTTGCCGTAGCTTGTGTATTGGCCTGAGCTAGTAGCCGTAGCATCTCCTTAATTTTATCTAAGGTCATATTAAGGTTGTTTTGATCAATAAGTTCTTTAGGCTTTAAAGCATCTAGGATATTTTTAATGTCTGTGAGTTTGTAACTTTGGTTTTGCAAAGTACCCAATATCTGTAAATCTTTGTTTAACTTTTCAGCCAGGCGGGTAGCAGCTGCAACATCCTTATTAGCAATTGCATCCTCTAGCGCCAATATGTCTTGCTTAACCGTTAGGCGTGCAAGGTCATTAGCCAGCTGTAAGCGTTGTTGATCTGTGGCATTTACGCCTAGTTTGTCAATCTCCTGTTGTTTAGCCAATAGTGCAGCCTGGATTTGAATAGCATCTAGGTTAAATACATCTTGACCCTTACCCAAAGCCAGGGCAGCTTTATCAAGGGCGGCCTGCTCTTTCTTTGATTTAGCTGTAGCAGCTGCACTCTTAGCCTGATCCTTAGCCAATTTAGCGAGTTCTTTATTGCGCTTAATTGCATCCAGCTCAGCCTTTTTAGTAGCTGCCAAAGCGGCACGGCCTGTGTCTTGATTTGCCAAACTCATAGGCTGGCTAAAAGGCTGTGGCCCCCTAACCTCTTTAATTAGTTCCTCTAAGCGCTGTGGGCTAAATCGGCCCAGTACATTACCCACAAGGCCAAAGGCACCCTTAACAATGCCTGCACCTGGGATGCTACCTATTAGCTCTTTAAGATAAACA